GTATGCTGTAGACAGTTCGTGAGTACCTGCGTTGTCCTGAATATCTGGGTTACGGCATACGGTCACAGACCTGAAAGCCGTTGGCGTGCTGAGATAAGGAGCATATATATCAATAATCATTCCTCCAACGCTAGAAGTATTGATACCAGAAATAGTCCATGAACCCTGCGTTGTGACGCGTTCACCAGAAACTGTTGATGCGGCGGCCTCTAGTTTCTGATGGTTGTAATCGGTGGTTGCTGTAGAATCTGTTCCTGATGCGCGCAAACGCATTGTAATGTCCCCACCACCAACGCTAATTGCGCCATGCCTAATTACAATTCTGTAGTTGTCGTAATTCGCAGAGAACACCCCGTTCAGACTCAGCACCGTACACGCCGAAAACGTAACCGAGCCGTTCGCACTAATCGACGCTGACGTTCCCGTGTACGCAATCGACGTGGGTTTTAGGAGAATCAAACCGTTCTTACTCATGCGCCCACCAACCCATACACCGAAACAAGACCAGTCATTTCATTACCTGTTGTTGGTGGGAAAATATATAAACCATCGTAACTATTGCTCAAACTGTGGGTTGAGGCACGTTCGGCGATGCGAACATCTGTGCCAGAACTTACGGTTACGCCCGTGTTTCTTGTCGCAGTTGGTTGTGCCAAAAATGGGCCGTAAATGTTGGCGGTGTAACCACTCCATTGAACATCGCTAGTACTTGCTAGAACAAACGACGTCTGCGCCAATGACCTCTGCGCATCAATCGTTGTGCCTCCAGCGCCAATTCGTTGGTTTGTGTAAGCAGTTCCCGACGCTGGGGTACCAGAACTCATAAAACGTCCATTTAGAATATTGTATTGTGTGTTATTTGAGCCGATTACAACCATGTAGTTGTCGTAATCCGCACTAAACACGCCGTTCAGACTGAGCGACGAACAGGCCGTGAACTCGACCGACCCGTTCGCCCCGATACTCGCAGACGTACCTGTGTACGCAATCGACGTAGGAGTGAGCAACACCATGCCACCCAACTCCTCGGCAGTAACACCTCCGCCAGCGACTGTTCCGAGAAACGAATTAGTGATACCTAAAGTCACGTTGTCAATGCTCCAAAAAGAATCCAGGTATCCGTGGCCGTTTTTAGACAGCACGCCGAAGCATATTGCCCGTCGATCATTCTGTCGTTGGCCTTGCTGTTAATCGTTACACCAGACGCAGGCGAGAAAGTGACTGCCCCAGCACCACCAGCAATCACAACAATCTGAGTGCCAATAGGGAAGTTCCTCCCTACGTCCTGTACGCGTGCGATTTTGCTGCGTGCAGTACCGCCTACGCTAGAGAACGAACCTCCGATAAGAATCTTGCCGTCAGATTGAAGGGCTACGGCAAAGACCCAATCCATCTCTAAGTCTGTATCTAAAGTCCCATCAGAGTTCAAGCGTGCTGCGCCCATAAGACCGACGATAAGAATCTTGCCGTCTGGCTGAATGGCTATGGCACGGACACCATTGCTAGCACTATAAGTAAAACCTGTGTCTAAAGTTCCATCAGAGTTCAAGCGTGCAATATAGTTACGTGCAGTACCGCCTACTGAGGTGAAATCACCGCCGATAAGAATCTTGCCATCAGATTGAAGGGCTACGGACATGACAGTACCATTAACATTGGGGTCACCAAAACCTGTATCTAAAGTTCCATCGGAATTCAACAGTGCGACCCGGTTGCGTGTAGTGCCACCCATGGTGGTGAACCAACCACCGATAAGAATCTTGCCGTCAGACCTAAGGACTATGGAAGTGACTTCGTCATCACCATTAAGGTCGCCAAAACTTGTATCCAGAGTTCCATCAGAATTTAAGCGCGCCATATAGTTACGTGTGACACCGCCAAGTGAGGTGTAGTAGCCACCGACAAGAATCTTTCCGTCGGGCTGAACGACTATGGAATCAACCTGGTCATCAGCATTAAGGTCGCCAAAACTTGTATCCAGAGTTCCATCAGAATTAAGGCGTGCGATACGACCGCGTGCGACGCCACCCACGGTAGTGAACGCACCGCCGATAAGAATCTTTCCGTCTGGCTGAATGGCTACGGCAAAGGCATCATTGTTAACATTGGGGTCAAATCCTGTATCTAAAGTTCCATCGGAATTTAACAGTGCGACCTTGTTGCGTGTAGTACCGTTTACGGTAGTGAACGAACCGCCGATAAGAATCTTGCCGTCAGACCTAGGGACTATGAAAGAGACATCAAGATTAAGATTTGGATTAAAACTGTCTGCTCCAAGGCCTGAGTTTGTCGGAACAGTAACCGTGACAGGGCTAGCATTTGTAGCCGTAATTACCTTGCCAGCATCATCAAGTTCAAGGGTGTAAGTAGTACCGGTTTGGGCATTCAGCCCAACTGACTTTCTGTCAGACCATTTTAATCCTGATGGTTCACCACTGTCTGCTTCAAGTACATAACCGTTTGGCCCAACAGGAAGGTTGTCGATCGTATCATCCGCTGTACCCACCAAGAGATCGCCCTTGGCATCAGCAATATTTGTGCTCAAAAGATCAGCGTCCGACACCGCGGTATTAAACTCGGCCAACGTGCCGGTCACCGTGTTATCGGCCAGATCAATCGTCTTGTTAGTAAAAGTTTGCGACCCCGTCAACGTCACATCGCTACCACCAGAACCAACAACTGACGTGTAGGCGTCTACCCACTGAGATGAGTCTGTATCCGTGTAATAAACCTTTAGTCGACCGGTGTCTGACTCCCACCACAAGTCCCCTGTAGACGGCGACGATGGGGCGGTATCGCTAATGGTAACGGTGGCCCCAGGGTCTACCCACTCAACACCGTTTGTTGCAGAAGCGTTGGCTTTTAGGATATACCCGTCAGTCCCCACGGAGAGGATCGCTGGAGTACCAGACGACGCGCCCACCACTAAATCACCAGTGGCAGTTATGATGGATTTCTGGATAGTGCTTGTTAGGTCTACTGTCGATGTTTCCTTATTGGTAACACGCCCATAGGAGTCGACTGTTATGTCCGATACGAACGACGTGGTATCTGACCCGGCTGATGTGGTGGAAGACACCGTGTCCAGGTCAATATCGTCTGCATTGACAACTATCCGCCCAGCGTTACCGACAGCGTTGATAGTGTTCCCGGACTGTGTGAGACCGTCACCAGCGGTGAACGCCTGGGTGCCCGTGAACTGAGTAAACGTCAGGGAGTCGGTGTTGAGAGTGTGCGCTCCGTCCGTGCCGCTTCCTACCGAGGTAAGGACGAACCCCTGGTTGGCGTTGACCGCTCCAGCGGTGGTGAATACTGCCTCACCAGTCTTGATCTCATTTGTCGGGCTTCCATCGAAGTCAGTTGCGCGGGTTAGCACCCAATATGTGTCAACAGCATTACCCTGCTCAGTGACCACATAAACACCGTTATGGGTGTCAGTTCCCTGGTTCTTTACCAGTACGCGATCACCTGTGGTGGCGTTGGTCCCATCGACCGACAGACGAGCATAGGAAGTAGCAGTCAGGGTTGCCCCCACCCCACCAGTACCGTTGCTATACGCGGGTGTATCGGGTAGGGCGGCGGCAGTCGTCAGGCGCACCGCTTGGTGCCAGTCAATGCCAGCGGCTACGTTGTCTACATATGACTTTGTAACTGCGTGGTTGCTGTTTGTTGGTGAAGCAGAAAGGGTAACTGTGTTAAACGTTACGTCTGACGTGGTTTCAACAGCCTGACCGATGGCCACGGTTGGCGTTGCACCTTCACCCGAGTTGTTGGACAAGGTGACACCGGTTCCAGCAACCAGACTTTCTACATAATCTCCAGTGGTGTCGGTTCCCAAGTCAATTGCATCATTCACCCAAGCGGTGCCATTCCATTTCACGAAGTCACCCGATGTTGCTGATGTGATCGTGACATTTCCGACGTCATTCAGGGTGTTGATCTCAGGAATGGAGGCGTTAATCCACGCAGTTCCGTTCCACTTCAGGAACTCTCCGCTCGCTGCCGTCGTGATGGTCACATCACCCAGACCATTCAGGTCATGGTTCGAGATGTCGGACACAGTCCCAGTCACATCTCCAGTAAATGTCGCGTCCGTTCCATCTGTCCCAGAGTCAAGGACGGTAGTACCATCAGTTGCCTTGACATCACCAATCAAGTTGCCAGTGACTGAATTGAATGTGACATCATCAGTTGTTCCGACATCCTGCCCAATAGAAACGGTTGGGGTATCGCCTTCACCGGTTGTCGATGACAGCGAAACACCTGTTCCAGCAACAAGGTTCTGCACATAGTCGCCGGTTGTGTCGGTTCCGAGAGCAACTGAGTTTGCCTGAATTGTGGCGGAGATGTTTACGTCCCCGGTTCCGTCAAAAGAAACAGACCCAACGACATCTCCAGACAACTCAATCGTGCGAGCGGTTTCCAGAGCACTTGCCGTGTCGGCGTTACCAACGAGATCGCCACGGAAGTTGGCGGCTTGCATGTCGGCAAGGTTGAACGAGGCATGACCGGTATTTACATTGCCGTCCACCTCGGGGGTGTACCCGTCGAAAACCTTCCAGTAGCCATCAGATGTATCGCGGAAGATACCTGTATGCGCGTAGGTGCCGTCGTTGTAGTTACCGGCGATTCCCAAGTCGATGTTGACAGGAGACGCGGTGCCGGACCACGTGTCGCCAGAAGTGTGACCGGTCGTGGCAACAAATTCGATACTGATACCATCAGACAGAGCAGTTGGCGAGGTGCTGACGTCAACACCAGTTGCTTCGGTTGTCGAGAAGTTGTCGGTTGACCATTCGAACGTGTCGACGCCACCGGTACCTGTTCCGACACCGTCGATGCGCACGTAATAAGTGGTGCTCGATGTTCCGGAGAAGTGACCAACAAGTGTCGCGTCGTTGAGGCCCGAACCAGAGAATGAGGTGGTATCAATCGTGTTGCCACCGTTGAGGTAGATCCACGAGTCATCGACAGCAAGGTTGTTGACCGAAACAGTTGACTGGGTTCCGAGAATGTTGAGGTTTCCAGCAACTGTCAGGTTTCCGTCGATTCGAGCATCTTCTCGAATCCGGAGATCGTCGAAAACTTCCGAAACGATGTTGAGTCGATAACAACCAGGATCGGCAGCAAGTAGTACTTCAGAGATCTCGACCGAGTAGTTCGGATACGTCGGTGGGGTAGTCGCGAGTCCACCCGGTGTTGTGGCCGACAGATGGAGTCGGTCACCGACGGAGAACGCCGAGAGGTCGATACCGAGAAGAATTCCTTCGATGATGATGAAACCGTAGGCGCCGTTCGCTATGGATGATTTGGTGATACCGGCAACGTTGATTTTGTCGGGGTCACTCGCATCAGCGAGGGCGATGGTTGGAATTGCGCCATTTTCACCGGTGTAGTAGACAACTGAACCAGCAGCGATGGTGGCTCCTGAATTGTTGTACACGTACAGGGCGTGCTCCTGCCCGAGGGCAATGTCGACACCGGTCTGGCTGGTGTCCATGCGGAGAGTGTCGTTTGCTGAGTCGTACCAAACGCGGCTTTCCGCGTGGGTCGGCTTCGACGAAGGTGTGTACGAAGAAACATCCCAATCGATGTAATCAACGTCAACGTGGTTGGGAATGTCGTTGGCACGACCCGCGCCGAGAATTAGAATTTCACCAGTTGTTGGGTCCTGCCGAATGACGCGACCAATAGCCTGAATCTTGTCGTCCTCGCCGGTCGGGCGTGTCGAGGTTAGACCGCCGCCATCGGCAACATACAGAACCGTGTTAACCGTGTACGAGTTGGTGTTCATGTTTTCGATGACACCAAGAATTACGGCATGACCCTCAGCATTGTTTGCAAGTTCTGCGGTGGTGATACCCAGTGCGGGCATCGTTCCCGCTGTTGCCGCATCAGAAGGTGAAACCTCCGTGCCTCCACTTGCACCAACCGAGCCCGTCGCGTAGACAGGTGTTCCCTTGGCGATCGTTGAACCGCTGGTGTTCTTGACGTGCAGATAGACGGGACCAGCCAACTGGCCATGGATATGTGAGGCGTCAAGTAGACCGTTAACGGTCAGGTCTTCGAAGGTTGCGTTAGCGGTCGAGTCGAGAGTGATGGTCGGGGTTGCACCCTCGCCAGAGTTGTTTGTAATGGTGAGTCCATTGCCAGCAACGAGGTTTTGTACGTAATCGCCGGTCGTATCGGTACCGAGCGCAACGCTGTTTGCCTGAACCGTTGCGGTGATGTCGACGTCGCCGGTTCCGTCGAAGGAAACAGAGCCGGCAACGTCCCCGCTGAGTGAGATTGTTCGCGCAGTTTCAAGTGCGGTCGCCGTATCGGCATTGCCCGTAACATTTCCGGTGACATTTCCGGTCAAGTCGCCCGTGACATCACCAGTAACATTTCCAGTCAAGTTGCCCGTGACATCACCAGTGACATTTCCGGTGACATTTCCGGTCAAGTCGCCCGTGACATCACCAGTAACATTTCCGGTCAAGTTGCCCGTGACATCACCAGTGACATTTCCGGTGACATTTCCTGTCAAATCGCCCGTGACATCACCCGTGACATCACCCGTGACGTTTCCCGTGACATTCCCCGTAACATTTCCCGTCACGTCACCAGTGAGATCCGCTGTGACGGTGTTGAAAATCACGTCGCTGGTCGTCTCAACTTCCTGACCAATTGCGACGGTGGGAGACGAACCCTCACCTGAGTTATTTGACAAGGTTACGCCAGTACCTGCGGTCAAATCCTGAACGTAATCGCCAACGGTGTCCGACCCAAGGTTGATCGGATCATTGATCCAGTTAGTTCCGTTGTAACGCAGGAAGTCACCATCTGTTGCTGAAGTGATGGTTACATCGGTAGTGCCATTGAGCGACCTATCGACGGTGTACTGCTCCCAGTTGCCGGTGGCAGAGTTGTACGCAATAATGTCGCCATCACTAGGCGATCCAACTGAAACGTTGGAAATATCGTTGAACTCAGTGGGCAGTGGGTAGTAGGTGGTTCCGTCGTTTGTGAACTCCCAAATATCGAGACTCTCGTTCCAGCGAACCAAGACATTCGAGTCAGACGTGCCTCGTTCAACCTCAATTCCAGCATCAACACTGGCAGTGGTGGCATTTGAGTTAAGGACAACAACATTGTCCTCAACTGTCAACTCTGTCGTATTGATACTTGTTGTAGTGCCGTTGACCGTCAGGTTTCCACCAACGGTAACGTCCCCCGTCGTCTCGACGGTGTTGAACTGAACATCGTCAGAAGTGCCAACGGACTGACCAATAGCAATCGTGGGGGTATTCCCCTCGCCCGTTCCGCCAGTGACGGTAACGCCGGTTCCACCCGTGATATTCTGCGTGTAATCTCCTGTGGTGTCAGCACCAAGGGCGACACTGTTGGCTTGAATCGTCGCCGAGATGTTTATGTCACCGGTTCCGTCAAAAGCGGCTGACCCAGCAACATCTCCTGAAATCTGGATTGTGCGGGCCGTTTCAAGCGCTGTGGCCGTATCTGCGTTTCCGGTCAAGTCGCCGGTCACGTCGGCAGTGACCGTATTGAAGATTACGTCATCCGTGGTTCCAACGGACTGGCCAATTGCGATCGTTGGCGTAGCGCCTTCACCAGAGTTGTTGGTAAGAGTGACGCCAGTTCCAGCGGTGAGGCTTTCAACGTAGTCTCCTACCGAGTCTGTGCCGAGATTGACGGCATCGTTGATCCAGGCAGAGCCATTCCAGCGGAGGAAGTCGCCATCTGCAGCAGAAGAAATAGTGACATCGCTAATGTCGTTGAGGACACCCGCCCCCATGGTGGTGACGTACGCAAGACTGTTCCAGGCAGTGGAGCCGTCCCCCGCCTTCATCTTATAGGTATCAGTCTCGTACCCGATTTCTCCAGCAGCCAGAGTCGGATTTGCCGAGGTCCAAGAAGCGGCCGTACCTCTGCGGAACTGGATTACAACATTTGCGCTCATTTACACTCCACCTGCGTCAATAGATACGTGAGCCCGTAGCCAGGTGGTCGGAGACCCGCCATCGGCCGAAATCACGTCCTGCCATGAATAATTGTAGTCAGTATTGTCATTTTTCGTGAGAACCTGACCGGTAGCCCCTCCCGCAGGAAGAGCGTAAAATGTGCTTGCCTCCCACATCGCTGTTGAGGCGTTGTATTGGAGAACCTGCCCGTCGGTGGGTGCCCCAGCGTCTACGTCGGCTAGTGAGTCAATATTGAGGGCCCCAGTAGCCGAAACCCAGGATCCACTGGAGCGGACATACAAAATCCCGTCGTCCGTATCAAACCACATGTCCCCGTCAGCGACGTTCGTTGTTGGGGCGGAAGGGGAGAGTTCAACGCTGGCGCTGCCAGCCTTAACCCATGCGCTCTGGCTCCTCAGCCAAAGGCGGTCTTCGTTAGTGTCAATTGCCATGGCCCCATCGGGCAGGTTCGCCGTGGGCTTGCCAGTCGTGGTGAGGGTAATGACGCCGTTTGCAGCGAAAAGGGTGTCGTCGGTTTTTAGGGTATTGAAATCCGACCTATACAGATTGACGTCGCCAGAAGTTGATCCATCAGACCAGGTCAAACGGCCCCCAGCGTCGATCCGGACCCGGGCTACTGAATCACCACTTACACGAGTCGAGAGAGCCTCGTCTCCCGCATTAGCAAACTCGACGCCCCTGACGGGCGTCCCAACAAATCGTGTCATGGTGAATCAGCCTCAACTGTTTCGTTTTATGCCCCTCAAGGCAAGGTTCTTATCCGGTGACGACGACCCTATAAGCACCAGCCAACGGTGCCACAGAGAACGAAACGTCAACCTGATTCGTGTTCGTCCGAACGACATCGGTAATGACCGTATCGTATGTGGACGAATCGAAGACTTGGACCAACACATCGCGTGTCCCAAAGTTGTGAACGATGGCAAAAGAAGTGTCTGTGCCGTTGCCAACGGTCTGCGCCGACACTCGGGCAAGAACCGGGGTGCTAGTCGTCAGGCCGCTCGTCGGAGTGGCGGCAAGTGTCCCACGGGCATCGGCCTCGGTGGAGGCATTGGTACCGCCATTGGCGATGGGGAGGAGCCCGCTTACACCGTTTCCTGATGCGCTGGTGAGGTCGATGGTGTCGGTCGAGAGAACCCCGGCAGTGAAGGTGATTCCAGTCCCAGCAATATTCGAGTCAAGGGCAAGGCCATCGGCCGTAGTAGTCAATCCATCAAAATTCGAATCAATCTTGATCTGGAGATCATCTGAGACAATCTCGATGCCACCGTCACTGGCCACATTGACATTGAGAACATCCCCTGTTTTGGAGAGGCCCTCTCCTGCAAGGATTGTTCCAGCAACCGAGAACAGGGCAAAATCAAGCCCGGTAGTGCCGAGCGTAATTGTCCCATTATTTGTCAGAACCCAGCCGGAGTCGGCGTTCTCGTCACCCTCTTCAACGAAGGTGAACATCCCTGGGGTGACTTCATCTGCGCTGTCAGCGTCGGTAGCGCGTACCGCCGCCCCTGACGCCTGGACGACATAAATTCCGTTCTCCGAAGCAGTTGCCTGGTTCTTGACGAGGACTCGGTCGCCAGCGACAAGAGTGACATTGTCAATCGTGTCTCCGGCCTCAAGATCGGTCGTGATGCTCAGCGCCGAAACAGTCGCTGCCCTCACTGATGCCTTTACGTCAAGACCGGTCCGTGCGGCGTCTACGTAGGACTTGTTGGCGGCATCGAGATCATTGACTGGCGCCGAGACTTGAATCCGGCCGCTGGCGTCACGGATGGCAAGGGTGGAGCCGACATTGGTGTAGGACGAGTCGTCAAGTTTTTGCTTGTCACTACCAGTGAGCAGCCCAGATGCGCCTGAAGGCACGGAATCTGCAATTGAAAAAGTTACGCTTCCATTGGCCTCGGAAATGACGAGCGCCGTCGTGGACGACGACAGCGCATGAATTGCCTTCCGCCATCCGGTGCCGTCATAAACCTTGATAACCTTTTCGGTACTGTTGTAGATAAGGCGACCCTCAAAGTTGTTGCTATTTGGGTCAGTGGCAACAGACTCAAACCGACCATTAAGAAGTTGGTTCTGGTTGAGATCAAGGTTTGTAACAAATTTCTGCGCCATCGTGGACTCCCGTTAGGTGAGGTAGGCATAGCCTGAAAATGGGGCGGTGAACTCTACCCGAATTTCAGTCGTGCTTACATATGTTACATCACCAACGACCACGGTATCCGCAGAATCCACAACCATAACTGATGGTTTGCCGCCTAAAGTATGAGTAATTATCCAGGCAACAGAAGGAGCGGACTGAACGTGGACGTGACGGCGAGTATTGACCGCCCCTCCACCTCCAGCAATCACTTCGATAACGGTAGGAGCGCTGTCCTCGACGATTACCTGATTTGGCGAATCCTGGTATACGTAGACCTGGTTGGGCACTGCATTGGTCATCGAGTGACCTCCAGGGATAGCGTGAAGGTGCCCTGGATTACGCGTGAAACAACTCCGGCAGCCGAAATGATTTCTAGGTCGTATACGCCATCGGAGGTAAGGACTGCCGTTTCCTCGTCAGTCAGTTCAAGGCGAATTATGCCTTTTTCGCCAGCAGGCTCGACGGCAATTCGCCCATTTTCTGTCGTCAATTCAACTTGTGGCGTAGTCGAGGAAATTGTGCGTCGCACCTGCATACGGGCAGTGTGACCCTCCAGATCATAGTCAACGTAGGTCGTTTGTGTTGGATCAGCCGGATCGGGCATTTTCAGCCTAATGACACGAATGAAGGTCGACCCCTGTTGGCAGGTCATGTTGTAAATTCCTGCAATCATTGGCGCTTTCTCCCATCCAAACTACCTTTTTATTGTAGTTCAGGGAAGCCCTGATAGAGGTGAGGTCCACTCAGATTGCGGAAGCGGATTCCTTATCGGGTCCAGCCTTCTTTAGGCCCATGCTCATTGCCACAGACAGTGCCACGGCGACAACACCGGTCTTCCAGTTGTCCTTGTCCACGAGGCCGTCAAAATCGGCCCCAGTAGCCACCCAGACACCCAGGTAGGCCTGCACAAAGGTGCGGGCTGCTCGCTCAACGGCTTCTTTCCAAAACTTGGTCATACGACCTCCTTCGCCAAGAAAATGATACACCCGCCATTTGTCAAATAACTTCCATAAAAAGGAAAAGTTGGCCAGTTCGGCTTTCTTGGGCGTCAATTTCGGGTCTAGTTCCGTATTCAATCCAATTGGATCCATCATAGACAAAAATCTTTTGAATATCTTTACAGTAGGCAACCATGCCTTCGGTTATGACGGAGGTCAATTCGGAGTTTCGAGCAGCCTCGGTGTCAAAGACCATGACGGCCTGCTGCATAATGTACTCATTTAGGTCGTAGGCATGCAAAACGTCGCCCTGAGACCAGACCTTAATTCCTCTGTTCGGCATATTTTCTCCTTACCTACGCAAGTACAGCATAACCCAATAAGCCCAAACCCGGGCTGCCCAATGTGAAGTAAAAGTCGTCTGCCGTAGTGGCAACAAAGGAATAACCAGCAGGACGGGTCGGCTCAATGGCCGACAAAACGACGGGGGAACTAGATGTTGCAGGGTCAATCTCTGGCGTTTCGGCGTCAATTGTCCGAACCTCGATAACGAATGGGTCGTCAAGATAATTTGGAAGAATGGCGACTCTTTGGGTGCCAGACAAAACCAATTGGGCCGACTCCCTGATTGACTGGCCCGTTCCGGCGTTGTATCCATAGTTTGCGGTATGTATCTGCCATCTCTCGAACGTGTCCACATCGTCAGCAGTGTTGTAGTAAGAAGTTGGCCCCTGAATGTACCCAAATCCCACGTTGGTACCCTCGTAGACTGACCTAACTGCAGCCATATCTCCAGACGGGAATCTGAACAGTGTCGGAATAATGTACGCCGATTTGTCCGTTGAGTAGAACCACCCGCCGCTATTGTCATTGTAAATATACTTAGTTTTCAATAGCGAACCCGCGCCAGCAGTGTAGTCATCAACGTAAATGGCGTCTTTGTGGTTCAGGTCGTCGAGCAATGTTTCGAAGTCCGTATCTTGCCCGCCTTGAAGTTTGACGGCGATGCAAGGCCCGTTCAGGTCATTTAGGTTGTAGGGGATGTACCCAACATCAAATTGGAAATTTGGGTCCCCAGTGTTTATGGCCTGAAACATGTCCGATGGTTCCGAATTGGACCTAAATTGTTCGCCGGGCCCCATACTTGGGAATTGATCTGCTGGGAAGAAATATCCGTCTATGTCCCCGAGCCGGTGGACGGAAAATAGTGATCCATCTACGATGCTTGGCAAAATTTGTGGGGTTCCATAGGAGCGTCCCGAGTAGTCATAGAACCACACGTACTTCCAATCACTCCCCGTAGTCTTGTATTTCCAAACTATTGCCGAAGGCGTGTTGAGCCGCCATGGAACATTGATTGTTGAGCCAGGTCCGGGAACCGGGAGAAAACCGTCAGTGGGAGTCAGTTCTATTGCGGTAACCCCGACGGAAGCCAAAACTTCTTGTTGGCGGATCTTTTCCGTCAGCGCCTCAATGTATGCTGGACCGCCAGTTTCTTCGGTTATCCACTCGACCCGTTCGTAATTCTGAAAAACAGAGTTCACCTCTCCGGTAACGGGAGTTGATGTCCGTGGTAGGGGCCATTCCTCTATCTGGGTTGGCCTATAAACGATATTTTTTCGAATTGTAGAGCCAGTGAATTGACCAAGCCATGGCCTGTAGTCTGAGAGGTGGTAGTCGGCATCAGTTAGGCCGCTTTTTGCCCATACCTCTGTTGGATCATGTATTGGGGACAGTTCAGAAATGTCGTACTCAAAAATGTTGGAGTACGTCTCCATTACCTCGGAGGAAGCGTGACTGAGAACGTCGATCAACTTGAAAAGCGGGAACTGCGGGTTCGTTGACTGCGAATCAATATTCCACAGAAAATCAGGCATGTACTTTCGCGCCTCGTTTACATACGGATTATCGAGGAATGAGAACGTGTCATGCACGGCTGGCAGAGTTACATAAATATTCTCTCCGTTATGGTCAGAAATCGTGAAAGTACAGGTCACCATTTCATCGAAATTTTGAGTTTCCATCAGAAGTCTATTTGTTCTGCCAGTTGACCACGCCAAGCGGTTGGTGGTCGCGACGGCGGCCGTCGTACCTTCAGGCAAAGGCTGATTCTTTAGCGTCAAACTCCCAGTTATCGTCAGGGGCGAATCTGCCTTGAACTGCGCATGGCCTATCAGGATAGAGGCATGCTCTGAATCTTCATCCTCGGCGTGGACGTTGTCGATTGTAAGAACGACAGGATCTACGCTGTTATTTGGTGAAACCTGAAGAGAGTAGTGGTTGATGCTCAATATTTCAATGTCAGTGACCCGATGGGTACCCCCAAATGTAATCCACGTTTCATTAAGGGAAGACGTCGTCCGTCGCAGGCCGTTCGACCCAAAGACACTCAACGTGTCATCTAGCGACAAAAAATTAGCGTGACTCATACCGCCTCAATCGAAGTCGACTGGACCGCAGAGGAAACAATTACATTCAGGTTGATTCTTGTGGGATCTACGCTCGGGATCGTCCCCTTGCTTCTAAATGGGGCGTATGCGGGCTCCCCAGCCGCCGTGTAGGTGTCATCGCCAGCGATGGCCACGGAGTTGACGAAAGCGACCTGTGGGTGAGCCCTGATGATGGATGCAATGTCTGCCGCAACGATGCCTTCTGATGTGGAAGAGTACCCACTTGGGCTCAAATAGGCCGAAATTTCAGTGGCAATCTCATCTTTGACTGTCTGCGAATCTACGTCTGGACCGACAGTGAAGTACGCATCGACATCAAAGTCGTCCGCGAGAGTCATGTTGACCACTTCAATAGTCAAACCAGCAAGGGCGCGTGACTGGATATCTTGAGCAATAGCGCTTCGCTCCAGTGCGGTCAAGAACCTTTCAGTTCCGTAAACAAATACCAAAACGCTTCCAGTAACAGGCTCGCCCTCGGTGGGATATAAATTGGTGTTGTACGAACTGGTGAGGTCGTAGACTTTGCACCGAGAAACCAACGCCTGGGTAGTGAGCACGTAAGTTTTTATTTGGTTGGCAGTGATATTCGAGTTACTGTACGAGGCGATGGTATCAACACATCGTCCCAAAAATGTTTCATCATCCTCGGGGTTGCTACCAACGGAAGAATGACTCACGAAGGTTACGTCCGACATGTCCGGGAAAACGGTTTCCGACTGCAATTCGGAGCCTACGGCAGGAAGGATATGTAGCCCCACATATTGTGAGGTCAGGCTGATTTCCTTTTGCGGAAGAGTCTCGCCAGCGGGGATGTCTGTATCTAGGATCTGTATGACTTCCGTAGTCATGAAGGAGTAGCGCAGCACTTGCTCATCACCAAAGTCAATTTCATAGAAAAAGGTGCTACCTACGGGCAGAGTTACTGATGTGACCTCATTCAGTTTGAAGTTGACGGTGATTTCAGCCCTACTGCCAGCGTCGCGTTCCACGCCCCCGATCTTCATCAGGCCTTCCATTAAACGACTGGGCAAACGATTGATGGCCGCGACCCCCAGCATCTGGACGTACGACATGGACTGGAAAATTGCATCTTCTACCGTGCCGGAACGCAGAGCAAATTCAGGCAGGGTCAACCGAGCGAGTTCGATGGCCCCCAGGTAAATGTCGGTTGGGGACGCATCGTAAAGCCTAAGGTCCACGTATTCACTGAAATCTGCAGGCACTTGCTACCTCTTTTCAAACGAAAAGTTTACGAGGGTTTGTCCGTCATTTGTTAGTTCTGCCTCAATGGAAGTGACGATCACTTCTGGGACAAACCTCGCCGCCTGAGTAATGAACTGCCCCTTGTCGACTTCCCTGTACGTCGGATCAAACACCCCGAACTCGGGTGTCATCGGCAAAGAATTGGGCTCAGATAGGATTGACATTGTCAATAGTTGCTTGTAATACTCATCCGTACCTTCGGTGAGTTTCCGCAGCCCAGTATTGTCAAATTTTAAAGGAAATACAAAAGTGTCCACGCCAACCACCTGCCTCTGCTTATTTTACACCGGGTAAAGGCTGTGTGAATACAGTTTAGGGCATTGGGCTCAGCAGGCCGACTCTCATTGTCAGGTCAAATTGAACGCTGGCAGAATAGGTGTTGCGGACCGTAGCGCGCAGGATATTGCCTGCGTAAACCGGCGTCACTCCCCCAAGGACAATTTGGGTGCTGGCAGTGCCCATAGTTGAAGCATCTATTTTGTGGTAAACGCTAGTGATCGCTGACCCCCGCACCAGGCGTATTTGAAAGTTAGAAGACGTAGAGCCACTTGTGAACAGGGTCGCTTCTAAGGCATAAAAATAAATCCCACTTACTGGGGCTAACACCCCATCGGGCGTAGCGATATTTAGCGGGTCATGGTACTCCTCGTAGAAAACGCCGTATATTTCTGTATTTGCAGCGACTCCTTGCAGGCCAAAGAAGCCAGACGTTGTGCCTTGATGTGTCTGGACTAGGTCCAGATCAGAGCCCGACCAAGGGCCCAGAGCGGGCATATCAACGACGTTATTCCTAAAAGTTGCCCGCCCAAATATGACAGGCTCAGTCAAGTGGCCGTTAAGAAAACCTATGACTACCTTGTCGTTCTTTAACAGAGGGTCAATCGGTTGGCCTCCTACTAGGCGGTTCACCGTGTACGTCGCCCCTAAGTAAGGAACGTGGACGATAGTTTCCCCATTATTAGAGTTGTATTTCTTTACAACGCCAAGGTAGGTAGAACTTGGGTTGACCCCGTTTCCGGTACTGACATAACGCGAGGTGAAAGTTTCGTTTGCCATTTAGACCTCGATTACGCCGCTACCGAAATCAGTCCCATCGATGCTCCTGTTGTAGAGAGCAGGGTAGATTTTGCCAATATCGAATTGACGGATGTCTTT